TGTTTGGTCTCATCATCAAAACGATTGACACATACTTGGATTGCTTTTGCCTTATCGTTGAAGATGCTATAAGCACGAATGATATGAACCAAGCGACGAGTGCTGATGATTTCCTCAATACCACCATCGTAAAAGGTTTTACGGATCACGTCCGCCCAATCAACCAGGCGCTTGCAGAAGTCACGATCCTCCACTCCAAGATCCAGAGCGATGCCTTCAAGGATCTTCTGTTCAGTGGCAGGAGCAGGATATGCCTGCTCAAAGGTCACAGGGAAACGCTCTAGGAACGCCTCGTTAAGCACATTGGTGCCGATGAAACGTCCGTCATCAGAACCTTTACCCTTGGTGTTTGCGGTGGCAAATACGTTGAAACCTTCGGCAGGTTTTACAAACTTACCAATCTTCTTAAGGAAGACACCTTTACCTTCCAAAATAGATTGAAGGCAGAGAATTTTATTAGAGGCAAGATCGATCTCATCAAGCAGCAAGATAGCACCACGCTCAAGTGCTTCAATCACAGGACCGTTATGCCAAGCAGTATTTCCATCAACAAGGCGGAAACCTCCGATAAGATCGTCTTCATCAGTTTCAATCGTGATATTGACTCGAATCAATTCACGCTTAAGTTGAGCACATGCTTGCTCCACACTGAACGTCTTACCATTACCCGAAAGACCCGTAATAAACGTAGGGTAAAAGAGACGGGACTGAATAATCTTTTTAAGATCAGCAAAATTACCAAACTTGACGAAGGTATCATCTTTTTCAGGAATAAGGTTTTGCTCTACAGGAGGAACCACTGCGGGTGCTTGGAAAGTACGTTCGATTTCTTCTACCTTTTCTTGAGTCACTTCAAGATTCCATTTACCGCGACTAACTTTAAATTGATCCAATTTTTTAGTGACGGTTTGATAGTTGGAGTCATTCAGAACACACCAAGCACGAATATCAGCACCAGTCACACTGTTGCCGTAAAGTGCCTGGAGAGAAGTGCGGATGTAGTCAGAAGAGAGTGCCATTCGTTTGTTTTGTTTCAACCTAGTCATTATAAACGAAAAAAGGGTCCGCCTGGGACCCAAGTGGTCAGTTTGCTAGCTGGTTCCGAAGTGTCTCCAGATATTGTTTGCTGGCAATGCGACCTTTATATCCAGGATAATATTTTTCGATAAGTGAAGAAATACCTAAAGCAGTAGTAACACTGCTACAGGAAACCCAAACTTCTTTAGTGTCATATTTCACAACGTGCTCAAGTGGAAATTTTTGTTTCATACCACCAAAGAAATAAACTCACCAAGAACTTTTTTATTTAGTTTTTTTGTCTTCAGTGACTTAACAAAAGCGGATTTAATTTGAGACTTGGTAGCACATTCAGCAACCTCAAACTCTGCATCTTGAGAAAGAGTGGTTGAAGAAAGTCCAAAGTAAGCATCATAACCAGAATTGGTAATGGTGAAACTCTTCAGTTTCTTCCAGTCATTCTGGATTTTTTCATACTGTTTATCAAGTTGAGAATGATAGAGACTAATAAATCGCTGAGCATTCCTACTTTCAAAAACACGAATACCAATGAAGTTTGTAGAAGAAAACTTATCCTTCAAATTGCGGAGAAGAGTATCTGTGAAAGCATGGTATCCATGATCAATCTTATAGGTAGTCCCAAGTTTACGATCTCGAAGAAGAGTATTGTTAGGATAAACATATCCAGTTCCAAGAACAGAATTTTTAGAATAAGAACGATGAACTTCTTTATGATAAACAAGTTGATTTGCTTCACCATCAGTCAGAACAATACACTGAACCTTCTGAAGTTTATTTTCTTTCTGAAACTTAGGAAGGATTTGATGAAGAGAAATCAGTGCCTCATTTAGAGGAGTTCCAGACAAACAAAGACGATTTGAATATGTATATGAAGAACTATAAGTTCTAGCAAAACAAAAAGCAAGTCTCCAAATATTAAGTAACTGATGTTCCAGTTCTTTACCAGAAACTTTACTGGTAAGAATGTTCATCATGGAGAAAGTTTCGTCTACAACAAGCAGACTTTCTTTCCTTTCATAATGAGGAGTTCTATCAGCTGCAACATAACGATCTTTCTCATAATCATACTCCCCGCGTCGCCATTCGTTTGTGAAAGCATAAACCTCAAAAGGAATAGAAACTTTCTTACAGAACCAAACAAGATTAAAGAGTTGCTTACAAGTATCAAGCATCACATCCTGCATAGAACCACTCCAGTCCAGAACAAACACCAAACCATGATTTTTGCCATCAGGAATCACAGAAACTTTTTTGAACAAATCTTCATTATATTTGTAGGTATGAAGACGCGCAGTATCAAGAACCCCCGTGCGAGAAGTTGATGCGCGAGCATACTGGTCCGCCGCTTTGCGACACTCAAACTCCTTTACCAGATAGTTAACTTCTTTTTGAGCAGAAGACTTGAACTTTTTGAAATCAAGGTCAGATTCTTTATAAAGATTGGTAGGAGTGAATCCACTATCTTTTGCATATTCGTTATGAAGTTTCTGTTGGTGAGCAAAAGAATAATCAATATCTTTGTGAATATCAAAATTCTTAGCAATCACGGTATCAAGATTTAGTCGAGGAACTTCAACATAAATGTTCTCATAATCATCGTTACCCACAAGATCACGAATATTTTCTTCTAAAGAATCAGCTGTGCGAACTTCTGGTTCATTCTCATCACCAGAAGACTTCACTGGAGTTTGATCTCCATGAGAAGTTTGTCCATTACCTTCAGATTCCTGAGGTTGAGAGTTATCACTCTCACCATCTTGTTCAGAAGAGGAGTCATCAGTCTCCACGATTTCATTGGTGAGGGACTGCGAATCTCCTTTCATTTCGTGAGAATCAAAGTCAGCAACCTTTTGTTGTTGCTCCTTTTCTTTCTTACAATATTTGTAAAGTTCTTCTGCAGCAATCAGCACATCTGCAAAACTTTCAGATGCAGCAATCAAGTTGATAATTTCTTGTTCTTCACCATCTTCAATGTGAATGTTGACATAATTACCAATCTTAAAGTAAAGATTAGCACGGTCGGCAAGATTGAAGGTAGAAATATCATCCTCAGCAATCTGAAAGAAATCTTCTTCGTTCAGTTCCTTATAACCGTTGAAAAAAGTTTTCGCAAGTCCAGCATATTTACGCTTCATCAATTTTTCTACACGCGCATCTTCAACAATGTTCACAAACTGTTGAGGGACCTTTACAGTCTCAGTCCAATCTTCATCTGGGGTAAAAATGCTATGACCACATTCGTGTGCAATCAAAAGGTCCACCACTGTATTGCTCGCATTCCACATTGGCAAGGTAAGAACACGAGTATGGACATTGAAACTGGCAGTAGAAACTTTTTTATGCTCTACAATAATATCTTCTGATGCCAGAAGTTTGGCAAGCATTCCTTTGATTTCGTGATTAACGTGCATTTTGCTTGTGCGTTATGTTCATATTATAGTACACGAAATCCACCAAAGTTTGTGGTGTGGGTCAGTTTATCAAGTGTCCAGGTCTTCCCAGTACCCAACCATCTCCAGGACATTCATAAGACAACTTAGTTTTTTCTCCATTATTCCACCATCTTCTTCCTTTTCTCACTTTACTTTGTTTCTTTCTTGTTTCGTCGCTAACATTTTTACCAAGATTATTTTTTCTAGATTTTTCAGAAAATTCTTTTGTTTTATATTTTTCACTTTTTACATTATACAATCTACCAAGAACCCATCCTTCGCCAGGACATTCAATAGTATGTTTATCCACTTCTCCATTATTCCACCATCTTCTCTGAGATACTTGTTTAGAAATTGATTTTTTATGTTCCTCATTAAGAATTTTTCCAATATTAGTTTCTTTTGTTCTTTGGATGCAATATTGACTTGGTTTTCTTCCAGAACTTCCTTCACCACCATAGGACATATTAATTAATATACCACTTTCACTTTTTAATCCTAAAATACTAATAATATAGTTTTCGTGTTTATAAGCATCAAATTCTGTTAAATTTTTCTTTAGAAATAAAACTCTTTCTTTCGGTGGAGCAGACATATAAGTATTACCTCTCCTATGAGGACGATATGCTCTATCACGAATACCTTTTCCAATGTAATAAGGAGTCATATCTTCTCTCAACCAAGCATAAGTATAATATTGATTATTCATTTTGGTCATGCACTATACACTATTATTTATAAAAACCACTCACTGGTAAATGAGTGGTTGAGTAAGTTTTATTACAAAATTATCTACCAGATGCTCTTCTTGCAAGACGTTTTCTACCAGAATGTGCTCCACCATCAGCACGAGGAGAAAGTGCTTCTATCTCACCATAACCAGCATACTGATCTTGAGGTTCACTTCTATTAGTTGCTCTATTAATTCCTTTCCTTAGTGCTTGGTCATATCGTGCAGCATTTTCTATATTTTTTGATTCTTTTTCTCTTTCTTGTCTTCCTTGTCTTTCTCTGCCAGCAGCATTTTGCAATCTTATTATATTAGGATTTTTCATATAAACCATACCACCTTTATCAGTTTTACTTGGTTTTCTGTGAACAGACATAATATCTGCCTCATCTAGAAGTTCCCCAACAATACTTTCTAACCACTGCTCACTCATGTTCATTACAATCTTTTCGGCATTTTCAATACTGTTTGCATATCCTTCATCAAGAAGATGCTCAAGAATATAGTCATATTCTTCTCTAGTCATTTTGCGAACAAAAGTTCCTGCAACTCTACCAGCAGTTTGGGCTGGCGTTGCTCCCCCTCTTCTGGCAGTAACTCCAGCTCCTGCAGCAGCACCTGCAGCGCCCGCTGTCTTAATAGCAGTTCTTCCAGCTGCCTGTGCTGCTCTACCAGTTGCAACAGTTGCAACTCTTCTTGCTCTGGTTGCTGCTGCAGATTTTTCTGCTTCTCTGCCTTTTGCTCTTAATGCACCATAACCCGCCGCAACTTCAGCACCTCTACGTGATGCAACATCTCTTGCAGTCTGAATTGATTTACCAAGAAGTTCAGTATCTTGTTTTGCTCTTTGTACAATAGATCCAATCAATCCACCAATGCCTTTTTTAGTTTGCTGCGGAGATGATGTTTGTTTCTTAGTAGGTGTTTGTTTTTGAGTAGCAGAATATGCTGCTTGACTTCTAAGAGCAGCGGTCATTCCTGATGGTTTTGCTGCTGATGCAGATGTTTCTGCTTCCTTTCTTGCTGCCTTTTCTTTTTGTCTAGATCTAATAGCAGAAGTTCTAGCACCACCTTTCAGAGATCCAATTGACTTGCCAGTTTTTGTTACTGGTTCTACTCTTACTCCACCTGCTCTCGCCTCACTCAGAGTATATTCTTCAGAAATATCATATACCCAATTAACAAACTCTTCTTCTCCAAGTTCTTCAATAAGAATATCAATTCCACTTTCATTGAGACCCATTTCATAGAAATATTCTGTTGCAATTTCTACTTCCTCGGCCAGTTCCTGAGGTTCATAAACCTGTTGGTAGGCTTCATAAAGACCAACTAATTGTTTTGGTTCCATTTGTTACAAATACTTTTTTAGTTATTTATAAAAAAAGAAGCGTCTCTGAAATTGAGACGCTTCTTGAGTGCTTGTCTTCGTGCTTTTGCTTGTCGAAGTGCTTGTGGTTTAAGTTTTCGTTTCTGAGGTTTCCCAGAATTGTGTTTCCAGTTTGGGACTTTCATTGTTCTTGGGTGGTTCAGACCACCATACGTGAAAAACCTTTGACCTTTTCAAATCGAATGACAGATTCAAATCTGTCCTCTAGTCCTGTCTTATGAGAAATAACAAAAATATTCGCATCCTTAATCACATAACGAATGATTTTAAGAAACTCTTCTGTTCCAAATCCGTCAAGTGAACTATCAAATACTTCATCCATGATAAGAAGATTTGTATTCACTGAATTTTTGACTCTCGCAACTTCCCTCCAAGTAAACAGAAGTGCAAGATCAATTCTCATTTTCTCACCTTCACTAAAAGAAGCATAAGAGAAATCTTCATGAATAGGTGACTGGACGGTTTCGTTAAACTCCTCATCAAGTGTAAAGTTAATATAGAAATCCATCATCTGGAGATAACGGTTAACTTGCTGATTTATCAGCGGTAGATACTTTTTAATGATTTTGGATTTTACTCCACCGTCTTTAAGTAAACTATACGAAAAATCGTAATAGTTGATTGTGTCTTTTTTAGAAGCGAGTTCGTCGTATGTAGTTTTTAAGTTGTCTCTGAAGGATTCTAACTTCTCATGTTCAGAATTTCGGTTTGCAAGGTTCTCGGTAAGAACTTGAATTTCATGTTCAAGATTTCGGATTTGTCTTTGTAATCCGTTAATCTTAATATTGTTTTGAGAAATGCCATTCGTTAGTTTTGAAATCTCCTTCGATAGAGCGGTGAATTGACGCTCTCGCTCTTCTTCCTCTTTAATTGCCTCTTCTAGTTCTTTATAACCAGATTGCAACTCCTTTGCTTTATTTTGAGCGTCAGTAATTCTATTTATTCTGAAGGTTTCTTCAATTGACTGTGTGCAGGTAGGGCAAACAGTATTCTCTGTAAAAAATTTATGTTCTTTGGTAAGAGTAGATACTTTTTGCGAAATCTTACCTTTTAGATTTCCCAATTTACGAAGTTTTTCTGCATATCCAACCAACTTATCTTGCTCTTTGATATGATCACGAAGAGGTTCTTCTAGCGAAGTATTTTCTTCCAAATGTTGTTCTATTTCTTCACTTAAATCAGAAACTTTTCGTTTATTGTTCTCTATATTTTCTTTACCGCGATTCTCAAGTTCTTCAATAAAACTTTGCTGCATATTCAGTTTATCAAGAAGAGATTCTTTCTTTAGACTAAGAACCTTGATATCTTCTTTTGCTTGACGAATCTTTTCCTTAATTACCATATTCATAGAAGAAAAGATCTTGATATCAAGAAGATCTTCAATTACTTCTCTACGATTAGCAGCAGAAAGTTGCATAAAGGGAACAAAGGTACTAGAACCTAGAATCACAATCTGCGTAAAAGATTTATAATTCATCTTAAGAACGTTTTGCTCCAACCACTTCTGCTGATCTAAAGCAGCAGAAGACTGGTCTAAAGTAGTATCATTTCTCCAAATTTCAAAGAGTGCTGGTTTAATTCCTCTTACAATTTTCCATTCAGTATTTCCAATGCAGAATTCAACCTCAACTCTACAATCTTTTTCGTTTACGGAATTGATAAGTTGTGGTTTGTTAATTTTGCGAAATGGTTTCCCAAATAAAGAAAAAGTTAGAGCATCAAGAACAGTACTTTTACCTGCTCCATTTGTACCAACAATTAGATTGGTTTTATTTTCTGTAAAATCAACTTCAGTATACTGATTTCCAGTAGACAGAAAGTTTTTAAATCTTATTTTTTTAAATAAAATCATAATCAGTATCTGGAGGAATTACAATATCATCTGGTGTAATAATCGTATATTGATACCCATGCAAATGGCAGGTTTTTATCATCACTTTATCTTCAATTTCAATTACGTGCATTTCGGGATATCCATCATCTTCTAACATCATAGCATATCTAATTGCATCATCTTCTTCTTGAAATAGATAAAGAATATTTTCTCCTTCATCATCAACTACGGAATATGCACCTTCAGTTTCTCTGCCATTAATTGTTAGAATAAACATTTAAACTAATTCACATGCCTCTTGATAAATTTCTTGCATCATTTTTTGAATGACTGATTTATCAAGACTAATTTCTGCCTCCTGAATATATCTATTCAAAATAGAGATAGTGTCTTCACTTTCAAATGCCTCAAACTCTACTGGTTCTTGAATATCAAAGTTTTCGATAATTTTGAGTTCTGCAATATTAGATGCATAGAGTTTATCGATAAACTTCTCAAACTTTTTAGTATCAGATTTCTTACGAACAACAACCTTTACGATTTTGTTCTCATACTCACGAGTATCAAATGTTTGGTAATTAGTGTCCTCATAATAAATGTTATAAAACATTCTATAAGGATTATTCACTGGTTCGTGAGTTATTGTTTCAGTATCAAAGATAGTAAATCCGCGAGTATCACCTACATCAGTCCAATAAATCTCATAAGGATTACCTAGATAGAAGACTGTTCCATCATTCGATCTAGTGTGATAGTGTCCCGAGTAGACCCTGGTGAACTTACCAAATAGTTTGCCCTCCAAACCATGCTCCATGACGATTTGTTTATTAACTCTAAATCCTTGGAGTTCAAGGTGCCCCATCGCACACGTGCAAGTTGTCTTTTGAATAAGTTTGAGAGTGCTTTCCTCATTTTCTTGATTAATCCACGGAATAAAAAGAGTTGGTAGTTGTCCCAACATCACTTCGTTTGGTTCTGAATATACAGTCACATTATCATACTCTCGTAGAAGCAAATCGACTGCATTTACATTGTTAGTGTTCTTATAATAAGCCGTGTGATTTCCTACAATTGTATGGACTTTTACACCCATTTCTTGAAGACGGTCATAGTAATTATTTTTTGCCCAAGATAAAGCAGAAAAATCAATTCCTTTACGACTATCAAAAGTATCTCCCATATCTACAACAGTAGTAATCCCATACTCTTCGAGCGTTGGGAAAAATACATTATTGTAGAATTTTAAGAAATAATCATGAAAGAGTTTGGAATTCTTTCTAGCACCAAAGTGCTGATCTGTAATAATTGCTACTTTCATTCAATATCGCAGTTTGCTGTGAACTCCATCCTTAATACTATTGTAATCGGAATAGTTCCCCCCGTCAATAGTGTTGTCGTCAGTAAACACCTCACTAAACCCAGAACGCTCAAGAATTTTATTTTTGATTTCTAGTTGGCGTTTTTCTTTAGTAATACGACGAATAAAAGCATAATGAATGATTTGGGTAAAGTATGCAAAAGGATTCTGTGACTTCTCTGGATTGAAGTTGTGAATGTACTGAACACAATTTTCAATACCGTCAGAAATCATGTCCTCCTTGAACATGTAGTTGACAAAATTTGGTTTGAATGATAAATGATTAGCAATCTTCAGGAAACACTCTCCAATGTAGCGCGGAATGGGTGGTTTTGGTTTTCCTTGGATTTCTGCAATTTCTTTATCTTCACGATACTTGATTAGAGCAGCAAGAAACTCTTTATTATTGACGTAGTGCTCTGACCTCTTTCTTTTGGTCATAACTGCTGTGGTAATCATAAGTTTTTATCATTATTATGTATAGATTATACCACTTATATAAATGCTTGACAAGGTGCTTAAAACTCGATAGAATACCTTTGTTGGGTTTGAAGGGTAGGGCTTAGCTATTCTTAAAGAGCTTCTCTAAGATCTCTTTAGCATCATTAACATTAGCAATATAACCCATTCTTCTGTTTATCTTTGAATGATTTGAACCATTCTTGTTAGATTGACGTACATATGATTGATACATCATAATCATTTCAATATCAGAAGATTCAGACAGAGTAAGAACATCTTCTAGGTTAATAATAAACATATCCTCTTTAGTTGTTTTCAACCAAGGTTCTAGTTTATATCCAACTACACCTAATTTTGTTTTAATCTCACTTACAATAATTGGATTACTAACTATCAGCATAGTTCTATCTTCTTCTTCAGAGGCTGCTACTTTAGCAAAGATCTCTTCACCTGTTTTTAATTTAAGTGTGCAGTAAAAATCATCTTCAATTCCCATTTAGTTGTTCCTCCTTTCTTTTCTTCCACCATAACTTTGCTGCTTCACTTTTATTTTTTCTGTGTTCTTCTGATAATGGTTTGCCTCTCCTGGATGCACCAGATTTTGGATTAGGTTTTCCTAAATGAGATTTACTCATATTTTCTCTTGATTTTTTTGAGTGAATTCTTCCTCTATTTGCATTACCGATTTTAATTTTAGTTTCTTCACTTTGAATTTTTCCCTTCATAGCACCACCACCTATTCCACCATTAGATTTGTTGTGAAGAATTCCAGTTTCCAAATCCTTTCTCCCAAGAATTGATATCATGTAAACTTCATGTTTAAATGCATCTTCTTCTGTTAAATTTTTCTTTAAGAATATTCTTCTTTCTTTTGATGGGGGATTAAAAATCCTATTAGATTTTGAATGAATACGATTATCTTTTCCTTTACCAATATAATAAGGAGTTCCATCTTCTCTAAGGTATGCGTAAGTGTAATAGTTCATTTTTTCTTAAGTTGTATAGTGGTTATTTCATAGTTAAAATTTTCTTCATTATAGATTTTGATTCTTTCAATAAGGTGATTTAAAGTATAATTTTTTCTTGAGTTATAAGTACAATCATCAGAAATATCGTAAAGAACTGCCTTTACTTTATTTTTTCCTTTCCTAAGAACTCGTCCAATTGATTGTAGATTTCTAATGCGTGATTTGCTAGGCGATGCAAAGATAACATTATGGAGGTTTTTAATGTTGATACCAGTAGAAAAAGTTCCATAGGAAGCAACAATGATTGCGTTGTTTTCCCTTTCTGTTATTTCTCTAACCAATTCCCTTTCTTCAGTGTCAACACCACCATGAATAAAAAATACTTTACGATCACCTCGCTTGGTATTATTTATCTTTTCATATAAAACTGCTCCATGTGCCTCTACTCTTGAAAAGAGAACAAGAGTGTTTCCTTTCAGATCTAATGCAAGATTTGTTATGAATTTATTTCTTTGTTCTTGAGAAATTAAATATTGAATCTCATCTTCATAAGTTTCAAACTTTTGTGGTTTGTGCTTAAGAACAAGACAACGAATATCTAACTGGGAAATATGTCCTTGCTCCATCAACTCATAAGTTCTTGTAACTTTATATGATGGTCCAAACAATCCTTCCAAAACCCATTTATGAGTTTGAGTGCCATCTAAGGTTCCGGTAAATCCAAAACGATACTTTGCATGATGAAGTTTGGACATAATATCAACAAGAGATTTGCTCTTAAATAGGTGAGCTTCATCTCCTATAACTACTCCATAATCCTCAAAAAATGAACGTTCAAGTTTATATACAGATTGCCACGTAGTAATC